TCCAAACAAGATTAATTCTTGTGCATTTATTGTTAACCAATTTGTTGTATTGGTACTTGATAATGGGTCTAATCTTTGAACATAACTCATTTCTATTCGTAATGCAGCACTTGGTGTTGGTGCTACTAAAATTTCTGTGTCATTGTAATTAGCAAAATATTTTGGTGTTCCTGTTGTTGCTGCTGTCGGCCAATAATCATATATATATTCGTCTGTTCTTTTTTCTAAAAAATGTCTTTTATTGTTAGAATCAAGATATAAAAGATGTCTTATAACTAAAGCATCAGTTGGTTTTGTTACAAATCTGTCATTAACATTAAAAGATGAAAAAGCACTTTTTGTAAAAGCCTGTGGATCTATATCTCTTACAATTCTTTGTTCAGCTAATCCAATAAAATTATCTGTTTCATTAGAAAATTCTGTTCCATCATTTTCCATCCAATCTTTAATGTCTTGCGTTAAAGTTGCATATGTCATTGTTGCCATGTTATCTCCTAACCTACATCATCCAATAATGCTGCTACTATACATGTTACAGTAGAAGATGATGAAATTGCATGTATATCAGCAACAGTTGTGTTTGGTAAATTTGCAAACCAAGAATGTCCTGCTGCAATTTTAATTCCATCTGTTACAGAAGTAGAAGCAGTTCCTGCATCTAAAACAACATAAACGTCATTTGAAGAATCAGTATTTTTAATAAATAAAAAATTAACTTTATCTCCTGTAGCAACAGCAGTTGGTGCTGTATCATCATCTACAGCAGTGTAATCTGTAAAATATCCTGCAATTAAATCTGTGCTTGAGTTAGAAACACTTGTTAATTTATAATACCATTTATCATTTGCGTCAGCAGGACTTATACTCACACTACCAGAAATAGTTTTGGCTATTTCATCTGGTAATACAGTTGCTGTAAGTGTTATTGAAGCATCATCAGCCATTATTTTTTCCTTTTTCCTTCTTTAATAAGACGTTGTTCTCTTTCTTCGTATTTCTTTACTTCTTCAGAAGATAATTTTCTTATAAAACCTTTTTTAGGGTTTTTTATTACTACTGTTGATTTTATAGGTGTAACTGTAGCGTCAGCCATTATAAATCTCCTCTAAATATTTTTGATTCTATTCCTGTAACTTTTACAGTTACGTCTTTACGTTTTTTTGTCGAAGTGTTTCCAGAGTTGTCCTTGAAACTTGTATTGTCCATAGTGGATGAGTTCTGATGAGAGGTCTGCCCAGATTGTTCCACCAATTTTTTGCCATCTTCTTGAGAAAGCGTAATCTTCTGATAAATACCTTCCATCTTCATCCTTCATTGTATCAAAAAACAAATAAGTGTTCTTTGAATCATATTCTTTTCCATTTAATATTTGATCTGTATTGTAATGTAACTCTGGATACTCTTTTACCATTTTTAAAAGAGCCTCTTTCTTAATTAAAAGAAATCCAGTAGCCGCATCTAATACATTTGCAAAACCTTGTTTAACTTCTATGTTATCTTTATCTTTAAAATTTAACACATAAGGTAAACTAAGTGTTTTATAGTCTAAATCATCTTTTACTAACTGTGGTATAGCACTCCAATTAATTAATTTCATTGGATATGGTGCACAAACTACCTCATGATCAAAATCTAACATTCTTTTGACAATTTGAGGTTTAAATCCTATGTCAGCATCAACAAACAACAAGTGTGTAGCATCTTCATCATCTAAAAAGTTTGCTACTAACGTATTTCTTGCTCTAGTAACTAAAGATTCCATTCCAAGTGTTTGTATACGAAAAGGAATCTGTTCTTGATTACAAAAAGTTTGTAATTCTAACATGGAGTGAAAGTAATCTTCACACAACCATCCACCATAAGCTGGTGTTGCTACAAATAATTTTACTTTATGAGACACTAATTGATACACTACCTAAACTTGCACTAGATGTCAATGCTGTAGCTAATGTATTGCCTGTCGCTAAAGTAAAACTACCTCTTATTCTTTTATCTGCAGCAGTAATACCTAATCTTTTTTGTAATGTATTAATAGATCCATTGTATAATTGATCAGAACCATACAATTTTACTTGTGGACTAGCATCTTTTAATGCTTCTGCATCAACTGCATGTCTTTTTGGTTCTAATTGAGGATGTTTAGCCTCAAATTCAGACTTATGTACTAAAGAACCATTCCATTCTTTAACCATTTCTGTGTATGGATATGCAAAACCACTTCTATCTGATATAGCTTTAGCATATTTACCTTTTGCAAATGCCATTTTTAATCCTCAGACTCATAACAATTGCATTTAGGACATCCTTGATCTGATGTGCATTCACAATCATCACAAAAACATGCACAATTAACACATTTTTCACTGTCTAATTTACATTTTTTTATATTATCCATTAAGCCCTCGCTAATTTAGGATAAATTTTTAAATCAACTTTTTCTCTGCCATCATCTATGGCTCTTTTAAATTCTTCTTCGTATTGTAATTTTAATTCTTGTCTTCTATTAATATCTACTTGTGGTCTTTTTTGTGCCATATAAAATGCAAGACCACTAACTGCACATGGTAAAAAACTATCTGGTATATCTATACTTTCTGTAGAAGCAGTAATATCTTCTATTCTATTTCTTCTACTATAACGAAAAACGTCTGTAGAATTATCTGGTGTTGGATATAAGTATATTACAGGTGCTGCTCTTTGCATATCTAAGAAAAACTGTGATGGTCTTCCTTTAGTTGCTTTAACAGGAATATTTAAATAATCTTCTCTGTTAATTCTATCCATTTGAAAATCAGTTCGTTGACTGTTTTCTGTTCTTGATATGACAGCTTCTAGTATGTCTAAAGTATAAGAATCTAATGTATAATTTGATGTGCCTTCAGTAACAGTTTGTGTAGCTTCATCTATTGTCCATAGTTGAATGCCTCTGTTAGCCCATTCACGCATCATTATATTAAGAGTTCTTCTTGCACTACTTGCTTCTTTTCCTGTAGTAGGCTCACTGCCTATACGAGATAAAGCCTCATCGATAATTTCATCAACATATAAAGTAGAAGTTTTAGTTCCAGAAGTTGCCATATCTTATTCCTAGTATGTTTTCTTTAATTTCATTACAATTGTGTAATGATCTAAATTAGTGTGACCACTTGTTGTCAAATCAATATCACCATCGTATCCAGATGCTTCAGTATTTTTAATTCCACCAAACTCTGAAAAGTTTAAGTGTCCTTGAACATTACCTGCTGCTGCACTGCCTCCTAGAACTAATGCTTTAACATTACTTGTTGCATTCCATTCTATATCAACACGCATTCCACCAATGTCATACCAAATTTTTTCTATGTCAACTTTTGAACAAGCTGTTCCATCTCTTCCTGCTGATAAAGCTGATACATCAACTTTTTTAACAGATGATTCACCACTACCATCAGAAATATTAGTAAATTTCATTATGGCGTGTTTCGATCCAACAGCGTCATATATTGTTTGACTTGTAACTGCGTCTGCCATTTTGTTTCTCCTATGTAAAAAAAAGGCTAGGGCTGTTACACCCTAGCCGTTATATTATTCGTATACGTTTCTACTACAGCAAACATAATGTACGTTTACTGCTTCAGCCGCCGCTGCTCCTGCTTCAATACCAACGTATGGAATAAAATCCACATCATCAGTTAAAGCCGCAGATTTAGTAGTACCAGTTGTTACTGCTGTACCACCAGTTGAGCCAGAAGTAGTTGTTATATTATACTGTTGACCATTTACAAAAATTGATGCTTTTCTATCTGAATCAATTTCAATTTTTAAATGATAAGGCGTATTTGCTGCTACAGTAACTGGAATTTGACTAATATAGTCAGTTCCACCAATACTGTGAACAAAATGCCAATAACTGTAATCACTAAATGCTTCTGAGTTAGTAGCGTCAGTTTGATATTTAAAAAATGCTTGGTTAGCATCAGTTGCAACTAATTGGTCATTAGTTAGTTTTAATCCTGCCCAAACTTTTTGGTTATCAAGTGCTGGTAACATAATTGATGTTTCAAAATGCACTGAGTTTTCTGTTCCCCATTTAGTTCCTGCCCATGCTGTTGCCGCAGTATCTAAGTGAGGTGTTAAAATTGCTTGGTCTTGATCTGCACCTGCTGTTGTTGCTAGAACTCCTGCTGAAGTTGAAGCAAATGTACATAATGCAGTAGTCATGTTAGTTCCAAGTGCTTCCCAGTTTCTATTTAAAGCACGTTGTACTTCTACTGTTGATACTTGATCAATATCTGCATTTATACCGGGTCTTTGTAAAAACCATTCGTCAAAATAAACTCTTCTAGCATCCTGTATAGGAGTACCAAGAGTTCTATCTGATACTAGACCAGATGTAGTATTCTTGCTAATTAGCTTCATCCCATTCTCTGAACGAATAGGGCCGCTAAAAGTTGTATTAGCCATAATTAATCCTTTGTAGTTGAATCACACCATCTCTTCTACAATCGTCTGCTAGGTCAGTTGGTATGATAGTTAATCCTAGAAATAGGGGGGAAAAATCCCCCCTAGTTTTGTACTTTATTACGCACCCGGTGATCCAAAAATGGATCTCCAGTCAGACCATCCAAAAGAATATCTTTC